TTCTTTAATTTCATTTACAAGTTGTTGTTTTTCTTTTAATAATTCAACAGCTTTGGTTTCTTGCTCAGTATTAAAATTTAAAGGCTTTATACGATTAACAGCGCCCTGCGTATCCCTAAAATTATTTTTAATATTATTGCCTTCTTCTTGCGTAAATTCGCCAGAATTAACTTTTTCATCAACCTCCCTATCTACTATTTTAACTGATTTACTTAATTTACTTATTTCAATAGCTGTTTCACTATTGCTATTTTCATTAGAATAAACTTCAGTTAAACTATTAAAATCTGAAGCCCTTACTTTTTTACCAGCTTCTGCAGTTTGCATAGCTGTTTGTAATTTTAAAGCTTGCGAACCTAAACTTATTGGTGCACTTCCAAGTCCGGCAAAAGCTTCAAAGCCAATTTCTTTAGCGTCCATTTCTTGTCCAGCAGCTAATCTACCTCCTACTTCACCTAAACCACCTCCAACTATTTCGATAGCACCACCGGCCGCTAATCCTGTAATAGGTAATGCTTTACTAGCAAGTTTACCAGCAACCCCCTTAGCCATGCCTAAAGTTGCTAGCTCAACCCCCGCTATTACAGCTCCTCGTAATGCAGCTTTACGGCGAAGATCAGTCATTTTTTCGGGATCATTTAATACAGCTATAATTTTTTCTTTAGCGCTGGGATCATTTATATCTTCTCCGATTTCTTCCATCATTAACTCATTAAAAGTTAATCCAGCCTCCATCATTGCCATAGAGCCTGTAGTTACACCTATTAATGTACCAACTGGGCTAAACGCGGAACCTGCAATAGCCCCTGCTGTAGCAGCCACTGCTACTTCTTCTGAATTTTTAATAGAGCTATATTGGGAAGCTATTGAGCTTAAAAGAGTTGTAGAAAGAATACTAGGGTTATATGCAGCTCCTTTTAAAAATCCCCACATACCACCTCCAGCTTCTTCATATATACGATCAAACTCACGCATTTCTGCTGATTGTATATTTTGTTGAGCTACTTTTTTTTGGCCATCAATCCAATCAACAACTTCTTTTTCAGTAGCGGGGTCATTAAAATAGCCGGCTAATTCAATACCTTTATCGGTCTGTTCTCCTTGAAGTATACCGTTTTGCCATGCATCTCCTAAATCTTGTACAAAGTCAACTATATTCTCATATATATATTGAGGAGCTGATTCATATTTAACTTCTTCATCTTTTTCTTTAGGCTCTTCAATTAAATTATCCACGGCTTCTATAGAAGTTTCTTCATAGGGTTCGGCATCTGTAAAAACACTTAAAAATCCAGCAACCTCTTCTTTAGGTAAATCATAAATTTTACCATCAACTTTATATGTTGTAGGTAATTCCAAAGAAGTATCTACCGGCTCTGATACCGTATTGTCGAGTGCTACATTTTCCTCCACAGGTGCACTCTCTTCCGGTGAAGGTATTGACTTTTCCACAGTTTCGTTTTCTTCAACTATTACTGCATCTGGAAATTCATTTAAAAATCCTTGAACTTCTTCTTCAGGAAGATCGTAGATTTTACCATTTACTTGATATGAAACCATGAATATTATTTTCTTTCGTATTGATTATATTTTTGTCCCTCATCTGTTACAGATTCATCTCTTTGTAATCTGCCAGTATATAATAAATTTTTAGCAATTTGCTGCGCTAAATCTTTACTAAGCCCCTGAGATTCTAATAAGTTTTGAAAAAACACATAAGGGTCATCACCGGCATTTACTGTAAAATCTTCTGTTCCTTTTGCTCCATTTTTCTTAATTTTTATTTCTGTAATATTTCCATCCTCATCTTGAAAAATTCCATCATTTACTAAAGAATAGCCTAACCCGGCTAATCCTTTATTTACAGTAGAAACATTATCAAATTGAACATTTCCAATTATGATTCCGTCTTTATTCCTAGCCATTCCAAAACTACCTAAGTTTTCGGAAAACTGTACTACAAAAGCTTCGGCGTTGGCTAATGCTTTAGCTTCACCTGTACCACCTTTACCCCCCTTGCCGCTAACAGCTTTAGTTTGATAGGTATTATTTTCTTTATAATTAGGTATTAATTTAGAAGCATACTCAGCGTAAGCTTTTACAAATTCTGTTTGCATTTCGCTTCCTTGTTGCAGTAATTCTGAAGCACTAAATTGTTTATTACTTTCTTTACCTATAATTGCCCAAACATTTTCAGCATCTTCTGGAACAGTAAAGAATGATCTTGCTTGAGCTTCAAATTGTGACGTAGTATTTTGAGCTATTCTATTAGCTGCTGTAGCAGTATATAATGTTTCATATTTACCATTATCAGATAACTTGGTAAATTTATAGTTTGACATTGCACTATCAGTAAGTTGATTATTTTTGTCTAAATATCCTGCTTTTTGGTAAGTGCCATATATCATAGAATCAATGCTAGGAACTTTACCAGGATCATATCCAAATAGCAAGCGAGCATCTTTATCAATAACACCCTCAATGTTCTCTCCCGAAAATTTCATTTTATATGCACCTGTTTCGTCGTCCCAATAAACTTGTTTTTGTCCTTTAGCAAAACCGTTATTTACATTTTGCGCGGCAACCCAATCAGCTGTGCCGGGTTTACTTTTAGACATACCACCTTGCATACCTGCTGTAGCGGGATCAAACTCTTCTCCGTAAAATATTTTAGATTCTTCATCCATTTTAATTACAGAATACAATTGCTGCAATCTTTTTTGAGCTTTACCAAATCCTTCTTGCGCTATTTTTAATTCTTCTTTAGTAGAAGCATTTTGCATAGCTATTCTATTTTCAGTAACTAAATTTAAAACTTCATCAGCTTCTTTACTATATATTGAATCAGCACCTAACTTTCTTAAATTGGTATAAACTTGCTCTTGATTTTTAGAAGCATATTCAGCCGCCCAATTAAGTTGCTCTTGAATTTTTTTAGCTCGCTCATCATTTTTTTGACGTGTAAAATCAATATAATTAGTTGTAGCTTTAGCCACATTTGATATTGTATTTGCCCAAATTTGACCTGATTGATTATCTACAACCGTTATTGGATTTTCATATGCTCCCATTGCTATAAATTATTTATTATTAACTATCTAATGCTTGAACGGCTGATGAAGCAATATCAGTAATTCCTCCTATTGTAGCCCCTGTTATAGCCGCGGCATCCGCTCTTGCTTGTGTCTGCACTTGCGCTTGCCCGGTTATTTGAGCTTGTTTTCTATTAAGTTGTTCCGTTTGTCTTCTTTCTTTTTCTCCGTAAACAAATGCGGCACCTCGAGTTCTTCCTTGCTCTAACTTTTCAGCTTGTCCAAGTTTGACACTTTGGAGTCTTCGTTCTTCAGCCATTCTATTAGCTTCTAAAGTAGCTTCCCCCTGCGCTCTTAATTGTTCATTTTTAGCTTCTTGCTGTTCTATATTTGCAGCAACACCTTTTTTACTAGCCAAGGCTGCTTGAGCTAGGGCGGTGGCTCCCCCAGCGCTCGCACCTGTAGCTCTTAATGTATCTAAAGTATTAGCTAAAGCTATATCTGTTTGTTCCATTTGTATTTCAGCGGCCTGCGTAGCTACACCTAAACTATCAAAAGGATTAGTCATTTTAGAGCTGAGATCCTCCGCTATACTAGAAAAGTCTTGCATTCCAGCATAAGGATTTATAATCGGTTGTCTACTATTTTCTAATTCTTTTAGCTCTCCTTCTAATCTTCGTTTCTCTCTAGCCGCTCTTTTGGCTCTTTTGTTTGCTGATGATGCTCCAAATAAACCACCTAATAAAGTTGCACCACCCCCAATAAGTGCCGCCGTTATAATAGGTTCTAGTTTTATTAATCCTTCAATCTCGTGACCATACCACGCAAGTTTTAAAATTTCAATTACTCCTTCCATTTGTTATTATTAATAAGATGATTCCGCGTATTCCGAAGATACAGCAAATAATTCTTTTGAGCCTCCAAAATCAGTAACGGTATCAGTAGATAATGTGACTGTAGTAAAATGTCCTTTAATACCACTCATTTGATTACCAAACCTTACTTCACCGGGAGCTATAGCACTATTATTAACTATGTTTGCCATGTATTTATTTTCTTTTCTGGTAAAACCTGCCCTATTTAAAGGAGGTATAAGCCTTGCAGGAAATTTATTACCATAATTATCATAAGCCCCTTGATTGTAGCTATATATTAAGGCTGCTGTATCTTGTGTATTAGTTGTAGCAAAATTTAAAAAATCAGTGTCAACAGTGCCAATCCCCGTAAAATCTGAATTAATGCTATTTACTTGCCAGCCATTACTTCCCTCGTAGTTTATAGTTTTAAACACTTTAGACATACTAGGGCGAGGGTTAAATATAAAAGTAATATTAGAGTCATTATTAACGCCATAAAAATTACTTCTATTTACATCCATGCTATTATGTTGATACAACGCAGCTGCGGGAAAAGATGTTGTCCCGTTATTTACAGTGTAAAAATAATTTTTTAAACTAAATCCTAAGGCGGGCTTATAATTAAAAAAGCTATTCCATCCGTTTATGTCATCATCGAAAGACAAAGTAAAATACGAATTAGTTTCAGGCTCACCTAAAGCATTAATTGTAAAAGATGCATTAGCAGTTTGTAGTGATACAACGTATTGTTTATTATAAATATCCCACATTCCTATAGCTTTGCCGGCTATAAAAGGTTTGCCTTGATCTAGTTCACTTAACTTATCTCTAAAAAAGTCATACATGCCGTAACGTTGTATTTCTTCCAGACCATTATTAGATAATCTTAATACTGCGTTTCTATCTTTATCTACAAAGTATTGCCTAAAGCCGTAAACGGCATGGCTTTCAGGATTTCTGCTAATACCAAAATTACCTGCATAAGCTTGAGGTTCTCCAATAACCATATTACTGGTTGTTACAGTTGGATTACCTTCTGCAGAATATATTACGTTTTTATTTATAGGCGCTCTACTAACTTTATCCTCTTGAAATATAGTTAAATAATAATCTTGAGCGTATAATTTTTGTATAGAACCATATGCAGGATTTAAACTTTTTGTAATATCAGTTCCAACACTAAATACATTTGTATTATTAATTCCCGTACTTGAATTAAATATCCCCGAATATATTAATGAGTTAGTTCTAAAGGTTGCGTTAGGCTCTTCTTCTACTAAATAAGCCCTAGGGCCAAAGCTAACCGATGTATTATTATATCCTCCTCTAATTCTTGATTCTTCAATTGTCCAATTTTTAGCAATGATTGCAGCATCAGATGTTTCTACATTTCCTTGATCATAACCCCCCGCGCCTGTACCTCCTAAAGCTTGGGGTATGCCAAATGACCCATTCCAAACCGGAACAGACGAAGAATTTAAAACTTTCTTTAAAACAAAGCTATTAAAATATTTTACTTCTATAGTTGCTGGCATAATTTATTATTACTTATTTATACTTTTAATTACCATCCTTGATATTCCATTGCTAATGATGGATAATTTGAATTAGCTAAACTTTTTAATCCTGTACTATTAAAATATGCTACCCATCTTCTATGTATATTTTGCGTTAATCCAGGATTTCCAGTTGAACTTGTATTGGAATAGTCTGTTCCATATACAGCATTAATGTCAGTTGAGTTTGACCCAGCAACATATTGAAACCACCCGGCATTATCAGGAACCCATGGCTGCGTAAGGTCGGCGTCCATATAAAATTTTGTAACATATTTCAGATGCCATTCTCTTGCAAAAAGAGTTTGATTTGCACTTTGAGTTGATGCACTCTGTGCAGTATTTGTTGCGTAATTGCTAACTCTATATTGATAAGAATATATATTACTTCCGCCGTAAGCCGCCGGATAGTAAAAATCTCCAAAAAATATGTTAGCACTCACTAAGCCACTTATTATATTAAATCCGTCTGCGGGACATTCGCTAGATCCATATCCTACAACTATAGGATTATCCGAACCATTTGAGCTTTTAATTCCCCAAGGGTATCTTACTATTATCCTATAATCTCCAAATTTATCGCTAACACCAGCATAAGGTGATTTACCTATTACAAAAGTTTTTCTTGCAACAGCATTTTGAGTGTTGCCATTAAGTGCTTTTGCCTGCGTGTTTGCTTCTAAGCATGCTGTATTTAAAATATCGCTTGTAAAGCTAGAACTATTAACTCTTGTAGACTGAAAATAATAGGGCAAGTCTCTTTGATTTATTATTCCAGCTCCCCCAACTGAGCCCCCTGAATCAAAAGCTGCTCTATTTATTTGAGAACCTCCAAAATTAGCGGGCTTGCCTTCAATGTCCGTTGCTGTAACCCAATTATTACCTGACCCAAACGGCCTATATTGTAAATAAATAGGGTACATAAGCAAAGGATAATCATTATTTGTTAATCCTTCAAGTCCTTGATTTAATTGATTGAAATTAATTTCTACTCCTATAAACGCTGTTCCGTGTCGCAACCCAGCTTGAGATTGGTCTAGTATTGTAGCATCAACTCTAGACTGGATAGCCATTGCGTTTTGATTTTTATTAAGCATATAAAAATTCGTGCAATCTGGTACAGAGTTAAGAACTCTGGTTTCGCCACCGCCACTAACAGTTACTTCGTTTACATTATTGCCTAATTGCAAACCACTATAAGGAGACCTTATGTCGTTATTGCTTGTAGATGACACGCCAGGAAGAGGAGTACTACCAGCCGCGTTTACTAAATTATTAACAAAATATAAAGCCCCAGACTCTCCGCCTGAATTAGCAATACTAAAACCATATTTAGAAGTTGACCCAAATTCTGTATTAAGGGCTTCGTTTCCAAATAAAATAGTAAGCTGTAAATTAGTAGCGTCAGTTGGCCCACCCGCGTCAGTTAATGTAATAGTTATAGGATATGGTCCAGTTAAATCTTCTGTTGTTGATAGCTCACCAGCGGCGTTTATGCTAAATATAGTTTGATTAGCAGGAGATGTAATAGACCAACTTAAATCATTTGTGTTTAAGCTTGTGTCAGCCGTTCCGTTTACGCCAGTAAATGTAGCTAATATCCCGGTTGCCCCAGCTGTATATTGTAAAGTAAGATTACTAGGAACTGGGTCAATATTTACAGCCGGTTGATTTGGTATTGTATATGTTTTAAAAATAGGTGAAGTATTTGCCAAAGGCACTTCAAACCCCGCAGAGCCAGCAGATTTCCCAGCCGCGGTGGTAAAATTAACTGTTATGTTATATACCTTTTCTGTTCCAGCTTCTAAGCCATAATAAAAATCTTTAGTGCTTTGTATTTTATATCTATACCAAGTGTTTTGGTCTTGATTATTATAAGGTTGCCCATTAGATGGTACTTCAACAACGGTGAAAAAAGTAGATTTATTTTGTTCATCACTTAAACTTGTAACATCTGCTATTGATGCAGTTAATCGGTTAGCTGGTAAATCTTGGTTTACGGCTTCCCCTAAAGAAGTAATATCTACAGGCGCCCACCCCGCCCCTGCAGTTGACGGCAAAATATCTACGTTACCATTTGCGTGGCTTTGATTTTCGTTAAAATCTACTGTAACATTTCCAACGGCGCCGGTAACAACATTAGTTGTAGTTTCTATGGCCGTATTTAATTCTGATATTAACCCACTAGTAGAAGTTTCGTAATATATATCTAGTCTTGATTCAGTAGGTTCTGTTTCAAATACTGCTAGTTGAAAAGGATAAGTACCGGCTTTTGCAGCACTTCCAATAGGTAAAGAATTTATTTGTGATATTCTAGCAATTAAAGGGTTAGATTTAGAGTCATATAAATTTGTTACAGGTGTTGTCGTAACGTCTTGGCCAAGTACATCCTCGGCTTCCCCAATGGTTATTACAGTATTTGACTGAATAGTAGGAAAAAATTGCTCATTATAAGAAGGAAAAGTTGCAGACACAAAATTAGGGGTAACTCTTCCAAATAATTGTACTGAACTTCTAAATTGTTTTTGTTCAGGGCCTACTTCGTTTAAGTCTCTAGGAACTTTATTTATATTATCATTTATTAAAGTAATAAATCCTACTTCGTTTTCAGTGTCATTTAAATCTGTAACTCCGGCTGGGGGTCCGTTAAGTATACCAGGCAAATAAACGTTATAATAGTCTTGCTCAAATTGTTTAACTACAACTTTATAACTATACCAACCTAGTGGGTTATAATTATCACCCGAGCCAATATAAAGTCCTGGTATACCAGACCCAGCTGGAATTGGAGAGGGAGTAGTTATAGGGCTATTAAATAATATTTTTAAGGCATCGCCGGGCCAGGAGGCTACCGGGGTATCAGCGTCGTTTCTATAAGGATGATAATGAGTCGAAGCAGCAAAATTTCCGGACGGATCTAATGTGGCTTTTTCTAAAAGTTTAGATAATAATACTGTGGATGATCTTCCATATCTATCTGAAACAATAATTCCAACTTGATAATTTCTATTTTGTTTTAAGGTGCTATTAGGGTATTCTACTTTACTAGTAGCGCCGGCCGCTAAGTTAAAATTAGATTTATCAAAAGCCCCTACTTCATAATCTAATTGAGGCGTAAGCTGACCATTAAGGTCTTGAAAAAGTGGGGTATGTTTATCTTGAAAATTACCATAAATAACTCTATTGCCTGATATTTCCTGAGAAAAAGCTTTAACAGGCACTTTATCATATACTCTAATTAAATCTGATTCAGGTAAAGTTTTATAAGGCTTTAAACTTTGATAAATATAACTTACTGTAGAGCCAGTATGAGTTGTTTGGAAAAGTTGATTGGTTACTAATAAAGTGTCTACTACTTGCACGGCTTGTGCATCTGATTCTTTATAAATAATATCGATTTCTGTAACTTTTAAAATATTATTTAATGTAGTTCCAGTAATAGCTGAGCCATCTATAGCTTTAGGCAAAGGAATATTTAAAGTAATTTCATTTACTTTATTTTCCATAAAATTAAATATAGTGCTTCTAAACGCTGCGTCTTCGTCCTCAGCGTAAAAATATCCATCTTGTTTGGGTATAAAACATTCTTGAGTAAAAGGGGCTAAAGCCGAATACTCATTGTCTTCAAATTTAAATCTATAGCTAAATCTTACAAATCTATCTTCTAAATAATCCGGGTCCCCGGCATAGTTTGGATTTCCGCTAGTGTCTGTTTGCAAATAAGGATTTGCAGGGGGGTTTGTATCTGCGGCATTAATTGGAGGCACTGCAGGGCTTACTACATCTTTCATGGTAGTTTCATATTGACCCGCTATAGAGCTTTCTTGGTACAAGTTTATAGCTTCATACGGCGCAAATTTAGCTACCGAAATATGATCTTCAGTAGTATAATACCCTAATGTTTTATTTATATTTATTTTTCTTGGTTGATTTCTATTGTCTGTCCAAAATAATAAATTTTCAACTATGTTAATACCATAAATAGGGCTTAAGGTTGAAAAATTTAAAAATAACCCTTCAACTAATTTAGTAGAGGTCTGGGTTAAAGTATTATAAGCATAAATAAAATGGTTGAATGTATTAATATCGTACTGGTATGCGGATGCTGTATTATTTGTTAAAAACAAATATACCGTATCATTAATTGGGTTGACTATATGGCCTATAGCTTGTAATCCTGTATAGTTTGAGTTTAAAGCTTGAAAATTGCCTTGCGGCAATAAGGCATTACCTAATACATTTTCTAAAGCACCTACGTCATCGCCCTCTGATTTACTAACTTGTATATTAAAGCCTTGTCTATATTCGCCTTGAGGCACTAGTCGCGCGTCAAGATCTAAATTCATTTTAGACTTTATAAAAGCATTTTTAACTTCTGCCATTTATTTAACTTTTAATCCATTTAGATTTATTACGCATTACTTGAACTATTTCGTCTAGTTTAATATTAGATAATCTAATTTTTGCATTACGAAGTTTAGCACTTTTTTCTCTTTTATATCTATTAACTATATATTCCGGGGTGTTAACCTTAGTTGACAAAACAGCATGATTAACATAAGAATATATTGCTTCTTCCGCCATTTTAGGAACCTTCATATCTTGATCGTATGCAAGCCCATCCGAAATATATTCAAATATTACTAAAGAATCTCTTAAATTACTTGAAAAAGATATTTTTCCTTCGCGGTGGTTCATTGTAAACCATCCATTTTTTTGAGATGTTTCAGGATTTAATCCATATCTTTCACCTAAAAATCCTTCAAACCCAAACCCATACCAGGTCCCTGGGTATAACCCATCATTTACATCAGATAAGTTTAAATTACCGTTAATTATTCTATCATTAGCTTTAGCCCATCTATCTTCTATTAAAGACGTTGCATTTAAATCTTCACTAAAATTATCTTGTATAGGTATACCTTGCCAGTCTTGTGGTAATAAGCTATCGGGGTTAGATGTTAAAGTAGTAGGGTATATAATATGTTTTACCCCTAATTGATCTACCCAAGACATTTTAACGTAATTAACGTAATCTTGAGGCATAGGAATAGATAGATTAGGTGGGATAGTGGCTTCTTGGGATTTTATACTTGGCAAAGTATCATAGCTAAACTCTTGCAGTGCTCGTTTAACATGGAATATTACATCGTTACGCTTTACATTTTGTATAATCTTGCCCTGCCCTACATATCCAACTAAAAAATTTGTTACTAGCTCGGAAACTTTAATATATGCATAATTACCGTAATTTTCTTCTACAATATTGCCAAACGCATCTTCATCACCATAGTTACCGCCCATTAATGTTTTTAGTTGAACTACTATAACTGTATTTTGGGCGGGGACTGCTTGTATTGTTATAGTATTATCCGCTACACTATAAGTCTGCGTATATTCCGTATAAGAACCAGGTATTCCAGTTGGGCTTGTATATAGTTTAAAATTATTTTCTGCATAATTTACAGTAGTAGGATCAAAGCTGCGAAATACCAAATTTGTATTAAATGTGGTAGTAAATATATTATTAGTTCCATCTGCTAAAAATGTTTGTGCCCCAGCGTAATATTGCGCGTTAGTTTCTTGTACTAAACCTCCGTTTGGTTTTGCCATAACTTATTAACTTTTTTCATTTATTTCGTCCATTTGTACTTGTTGTGCCGCGGCTTGAACTATTTGTGGATCTCTAATTATAATGCCAGCATATTGAAGCACTCTTAATATTACTTCTGTTTGTTCGCTTTCGTGAAGTTCAAAATCAATAGACCCTGTAGGCTGCGTAGTAGCATTATATTCTTCTTCATTATATAAATATTCGCCTAACGTTCCAACATTAAATCCCCAAATAATGTCAGAAGGCTTTTTGACGTATTCAACCTGTACATTGTTTTGAATGCTATCTGGTTTTATAAACAAAAAATTATTCTCATACAAATATGTTGGAAATGTTTCAGTTGCTTTTGTTAATTTAGATTTTTCAGAAGTATAAAAATCATTTCTTTGAAGTCTTTGTATAAGTACTTCATTTTTATAAGTCACTTCCCCTATTCTATAAAAATTTACGGTTCTTCCATAAGAATCGTTAGTTGGTAAAGTAAAGTAATTACTAGGAGTAGGTGATGTGTTATTATAAGAGGCATTGCCAAACGTTTTAAATACAGCTACTTTTTCGTCTATATTTTCTAATCTATCAGCGTAGTTTAAATTGCTTTGAGGAACTCTAGCTTGTTGATTTAAATCTTCAAAATATCTTTCAAATATTTCAAGTTGAACTTGTGTCCCTACTTTGTTAAATTCATCAGGAGTCATATACCCCCTTTGTTCTTTATTTAAAATAGACAACACTGTTTGATATACAGTATTTACGTTTATTGCCATTTTTATTTTTTGTTATATAATAGTAAGGCCGCCAAAAGACGGCCCCACACATTATAAATATTACACGTTATGAAAGTTTTTTCTCTATAGATTTATATATCTCTACACCTTCATCAGTTTTAAAGAACGCCGCCATTGCAGAATATGGATTTTCATCAAATGGCACATTCATTATTTTTCTACCTGTTTTGTTCCAAGAAAATGTTCTTTGATCTTGTGATAATTCAAGTAATCCGAGCTCTGTAGCATTAATTGCAACATTTCTAAGTTGTACATTTTCATCATTAGCTAACTCTAAAAATAATTGCGCATTCTCTTTTGCAAATATTAAAAGATCTCTTTTAATTTCTTTAGAACTCATATCAGACACTTTAGAACCTACCTCAACTCTTAAAATAGCTTCGGCTTGATCTATATCCATATCGCGTGCTACATTTAAAGCCTCAATAATATATTCAATAGTTTCTAAATCATCCAAAGCTTCTTCAACCGGATTAAACTCGGCATATTTAAAATTTTTCATAGGATGATAAAGAGAAAGCAATTTTTGCAAATTTTGTTTTTCTTTAGTTACGGTTAATGTACCATTTCTAAAAACAATATGACCTAACGTAGCTTCGCCTGATTGTTCATCAACTAAAGGCGAATTTTGATTAGTAGCATATCTTAGTTCTCTTTGCTCATTTTTTTCCTGATCAAACCATAATAATGGATAGCGAGAAGTATGACGAGACGCAATAGTATAAGTTAAAGGGGTTTTTAATCCCTTAAGCAAATATGTTCTGTCTTTAATTTCCCACTTTGGTTTTAATGGGGTTGAAACTTTTGTTGTAGATTTTACAACTTCTTTTGGTTCTATTACTTGAGGTGCAACCTCAATATCTTTTACTGCTTTTGTAGCTTTTTTAGCCATAATATAATAAAATTAAATAGTTAAAAGGTAAAAACTACCCCCGCAATAAGCGGAGGTAATTAATACCGGGTAAATTATGATGCAGTAAACAATACAAAATTGTTAGCACCTTGTACACATAAACATCTTTCAGACAAGAAGTGAACATCCATAGAGTCAATGTCAGAAGTAAATGCACCTCCAGCAGAGCCAGTAATCCAAGATTTCATTCTTCTATCTTCAGTTTGTGAAGCTCTGTAACGAACGTGCAAGAAAGGTCTACGAATGTTAGATCCTAAAATTTGATCGTATACAGTTGATGTTCCAGCAGGAATAAGAACTCCATCAATTGCTGAAACAGCCACGCCACCCCTAGTAGAAGCGTCATTAAGATATTTCCAGTCAGTTTTATAAAAGTCATAAGAACCTCTTCTAAATCCTGAAAAACCAAGATTCAAAGCCATTTCTTCCGAGTTTTCAAATAGACCAAAAGCAGTACCCCCTCCCATACCGGAAGAAATATTAGCTAGCATATCATCAAAATCCAAAGAAGTTTTTCTATTCAAGAAAAGCATATTTTCCTCAATAGCACCCTGAGTATCAAGATTTTTAAGAATACTATCAAACTCACCTAGACCAGCGGCTGCACTAAAATTATTAAGTACATTACCTCTAGATTCAATAGCAGCAAAAAGACCTTCAGTTCCATTAATTTTATCAGCTAATCCAGCAACTCCAGAACCTGCAGCTGTTTTTTCGCCTTCAACCATAGCCATTTCAAGATAGTCTTCAAATCTTAATCTAGTTTCAGATTCAGCTTTTAGATACCATAAGTAGCCGGATGTTCCGTCTTCAGTAGCAACTTCAATCCAACCAATCTGAGCCATATCTGATCCATTAACCACATATTTTTCTTTAATGATAATTGGAGCATTGCTAAATTGAGTGAAAGAAGGTGTTACGCTCCTAATATCAGCATCGCCAGTTCCTTTTCTATACTCAGAGCCGTATACAAATATTTTAAGAGTAGCAATAGCGCCAGCTCCAAAAGTTGCATTTAGGTCTGCTCCTGTATATGTAGCAACAGTAATTGTAGCAAGTACAGCAGAAGTGTCAACACTATTAGTAACCAAAGCTTTTACTTCAGTACCTGTTGCAGGGTCCATAACTACGATAGTTTGATTTTTAGAAATCACATTATCAACAAAGCTAGGTCCGGGAGTTGCGTTAAGCACAAAGGTTAGCGTAGTTGCAGTTGCTTTAGTTACGTCGTTATATGCAATGTGCAATCTATTTTGTTCTGACCAAATTACTTGATCTGAAGTCATAGGCATTTCTGCTCCTACCATACGTAAGAATCCAGAAAGAGTTCGGTTTCCATATCGCTCTACTTCTTGTTCGTAGATCTCAGGAAGATATTGTGCGGCGAAATCTGAAAAATCGTCGCCAGCTTTATCTGTAAATTGCAGATAATTAGTAGACAGAACTTGTTGTTTCTGACTAGGTTTAATTGTCCCAAACGAGGGTACTACATTACTCATGTTTTAAATTTTAATTGTTAAACTTTTTTGTTTTAATTTTAAGTTTTGAAGAATCTAAACCGCTAATTGCTTTTACTTTTAAACCATTAACAAATACATCGCCTGGGGCTGTTTGCCTTGGCTCAGTAGTTATGTTCTTAGTTTTAGCAACTTGTTCTTTAATAGCATCGGCACGGCCCTGCTCGTAGAAATGTGTTGCCATGGTATCGGCGTTTCGCGCAGCGTAAATTGCTTTATGATAACCAGCGGGATCTTTCATTTTACCATTTTTGTCTAGGAACGTCCCGACAAAGCCTGTAAGATCTTTTTGGTTTTCCACTATTGAGTTAGGATCTTTAACACTATATCTAACTTTTTTATCTCCTAATTTAAAATCAAAACCTTTGAAATCATTAGAAAAATAATTTTTAGTAGTATTTATAAATCCCTCTCGAACAGTTTCATTACGCTTCTGTTCTTCAGTGTATCGATTGAAAAAGTCCATTGCTTTTTGTTGCTCTTGAGTAACACCAGGACGTAATTTAATTTCCTCGTAATATTTACTCTTCGTTTGCTCTAAAAAGTTTTTGGCTTTTGCAACTTCTTCTTTATACGCAATTTTTTTCTTACGTATGTCTCTATCCTCATCAACTTCTTCATCCCATGTAAAATCTTCTAATAATAAGTTTACATCTTCAACATCTAAGTGAGGCTTATTTTGTCTATAATATTCTCTTAATAATGTATTATTATCTACATTTGAGTAATCGGCGTTTAGCCTAGCATAGTCTTGCACATCTCCTCCAGTTTCCTCCATAAACTTTATAAGCCTATCTACTCCTTCGGGTAATTCCTGTGCTTTTGTTTCCTGTAATATTTCTTTTTGTTCCGGTGCGGCAGCGGTAGCTTCATCGCTTCCAGCCACTCCTTCCTTTTCAGAATTATCTTCTTCATCTTCAATAATTTGTATTGGAGACTCTTCTACTATTTGCTCTTCAGCTTTTTCGGCAGAGGTTTGCTCTTCGGCGTTTCCTTTTCCCACTTTTTCGCCATCTCCGGATGATTCATGTACATCCACTTTCTCTGTGCTTGGCTTTTGAACGGCATCTTTTGTTTCTTCTTTTTTTGGTTCTGTAGGCGGCTTTGAAAGATCTACTTTAATAATATCTTCTTTACCTGCTAATTTTTTTGGAGTTCTTTTTTTAATTTTAAAATTCCCCTCTTGTTTAACTTCTGTTGACATAATATGATAATATAAAATTAATTAATAAAATTTACCTTGGCTCAAACTGTTCTAAGCCAAAGCCACTCAAATTATCATTACCTGCTGATTCAAAATCTTTAGGTAATAAATCATTTTTTCTTTGATCGATAAGTTCGGATTGTTGTGTGCCTTGTATTTGCACACGTTTATCTTTTCTATCTTCTATTTCTTGTTCTTTTCTAGCGGTTGCGGATGCTTGTATTTCAGCTAATTGCATATTATAATTAAATTCCTCGGCCATTAATTGTTTCTTAATTAATGCTTCTTGTTCCATTCTAGCGATTTCAAAATCTGATTTAGCTTTTTCAATTTGTACTTTTGTTTCCGCTAAAGCTTGTTGTTTTTGTACTTCAGCCATCGCCGCCGCTTCGGAAGCCTGCGCGTTGGCCTGGGCCTGAGCTTGAATATTAGCTTGTTGAGCAGCTTGCTCCTGCTGTCTTCTTTCTTTTTTCTTTAATTTTAATAACTGATTAGCTAACTTTATATTTGAGACTTCGCGAATATCAATTGCATCATCTAAGTCAATTCCCCCGGCCTGTAAAGCAACTTGTATATTTTGTTCTAATTTTGCTTTTTCTTCTTCATCAGGCTCTAATTCTAAAAATATACCAAAATCATGCATCGCCACTTTTTCCATTTCTTCAAGTGTATTAACATTAAATGTATTAATACTATTAAGTAGTGCATCTTTTGTTAGTGGAAATTGCAAGGCATCATTAGCACGAAGACTTACGTTTTCTGCAATTTTTATAGTTATATACATTAATGCTTTTAAAATATGCCGGGTAGCAACATTAGAATTAGCAGCAGCCATTTTTTGCAAACCTACTAATGCATTTTTGTCAGGCATGCTCCCATCAACAGCTTCATTTAATCCCGTAACATCTCTTATCATTTGCAAATAATATTGATAAGTTTGAATTAAAGACTGAACTTTTGAAATACCGCTTGAAGATTGTAATTCTTGAATTGGGACTTTGCCCCTATTTAAATCTCCATCTTGAGTTAATGATCTACCCACAATACTACCAGTCTGGAAATACATATTTAATGCTTCTGCGGGATTGTAGTTTGTTCCGTTACCTAAGTCAACTTCTGCTAACCCGTCCATATCTAAATAAACACCATCGGGAACTATTCTTGCTAATACTTGTTGAAGTTTTAAATGAGTCAATTGAATCATGTCCGCAAAGCTTGTAATTCTGCTTACAATTGAATCAACTTTGCCTTTATACATTCTTGGTGCGCAAAGCGAATAATTCATATTTACTCTTGTAACGTCTGAAGAAGGGCGCGTCATATTTTCCGCTAAACGCCAATCAAGCAATTTATTTAAACCTAAAACTTTTGCGCCAGTATATAATACTTCTATGCTTCTCGATACTCTACTAAAATTATCATTTTCGGGCGGATCAAAAGTATCATCTTTTTCTAATATTTTTTCCAACCCTTGATCAGTATTTTTTAATTTAAATACCTGATTTGTATAAGTTTTATATTCAAAGAATAGTACAGATATTAAATTATTGTCATCGCGACCTTTGTAATTGCGAGTATAATTACTGTAATTACTTGGACCTTTATATTTTTGTATTTCCTCTAAATCTTCATCCGTAAGATATGGATATAGTCTTTTTACTTCAGATAAACTTAAATTTTTAACCTCTCCTACGTAATATATATCTTCAAAATTAGGATCTTCTGTATAAGAATAAACTACATTTGCAGGATCTACATAATCAACTGTAATTCCTTCAGATAAATTAAAACTAGTTTTAGAAATACCTATTCCTAGTACAGCTAAATCATAAGCTATTCTTCGTTGAATTTCAGGATATTTATTATAAGAAAAAATATTTTTAATAATTTCTTCTTCTGCTATTTCAATGCTTTGCTTATAATTTAATTGTAAATATAAATCTAACTCAGCTTCAGTGGCTGGTAAACTTGCGGGGTCTGCTGATGCATAAAAATTACCTCCTGTAAGTTCATTTAATCGCTCTATTTGTTCTTTATTAGTTATATCTCTTATTGCATTAAAAGCAAAATCTGTTCTTTCTTTAACAGCAAAAGGGTCAGTTGCAAAAGATTTTATTTCATATCCCTTATCAGTCATGCCATTAACTAAAATATCTACAAATTTGGGTATAACAGGTACAATTTTCCAATCTAAATTTAAATAAGACAAATCACCATTAATAGATAATTCGTCTTTATATTTTTGAACAGGCTGTTCACCTCTTGCATACAATCTTAACTTATGATAGTTTTGAAAGTTTTGTAAATATCTATCGCCCCCAATGTCCTGCCTAAACCATTCGTTTTCTATAGCCCGCCCAACCTGGATGCCATAGTCATAACTATTCTTTACTGAATCAGGTACTACCTGATCTGGGAATGAACTGTTATAGTTAGTATTAATCATGTATTTAAATTATTTTTGATGTAACTCCATCATTATTATATCTTCTTATCCCTAAATTTACTGGCTGGAATGCTTTTTTAGCCACGGGAGCATATTTGTTTTTGTTGCAAGCCATTATAGCCAACCCAGAACTAATAGACGCATCGTGCTTTGTTCTGTTGTTAAGATTAAATTTAGACCAATCATTTAATGTGCGTGTAAAATACAAATCCCCATGCATTTCCCCATTAAAACCTACATGAGCATCAATATATGATTCTATAGCCGCTGCGTGAGCCTGCTTCATATCTTCACTAGAGTTAGGTACTCCTCCTATTTCTCTTTCTGTTATTGATAATTTATTATAAACTTTATCCGGTCGATTCATCGAGTAACCTCTATAACCTCTTCTTTTTAAATAATATAATAATCGTGGTTTATTATTTTCCGCTAGCAAGGGCATTCCGTAAAATACTAATGCCATTAATACATCTTCAAAAAATATTTCAGCATTATCGGGCCTTGATATATACTCTAAAAAGAAATGATTAGGCGGGATATCTTCCATAGTAAATTTTGTAAGCCCATGCAATGAGCCTTTAGACCCTCTTCCATCAACAGTTCCTGATATATCGTAGCTATCACACCCAAAAGCTCCGCAATGCTCATTTGCTGGGTATCTTATATTTCCTTTTGATATGGATCTATTTTGCATATTTTGAGGAGGCACCCATGAAATAAAAAATCTTCCGTTATTATTAGGTTGAAATTCAACTAATGAATCTTTAATCCCCCCTCGCCATTGAAAATTACCTTGTGTTATAAGTCCAGTATACTTTACTTCTTCAATATAATCTATTTGTTCATATATTTTAGTTAGATTAAATAAAGATTGTTTTGTTTCGTCTCTGAACGCATGTTGCGTAGTACGCGGGAATTGCCTATAAAACTCATTTAAAGCATCTTGATCTTTTTTTAATCCATCAACTTCATTAATCCAATAATCAATTACGCCTGTTTCTATCCAATTGCCATCAATGCTTTTTACTGGTTTTTCTGGAGTGTCGAATACAGGTAGTCCAAACACATTAATGAATCCTTCGTAATTCCATTCCATAGGTATGAACAAAGAATATAATCCTGAGCTAGTCTGTCCATTGCGGTTTCTTTTTGTAACATCTGATCCTTCATATAATTTTTTGAAGTTTTCGCCTCCTTTATCTAAAGCATTAGATGTAGAACCCATCATGCATTTGCCTACTATTCTACTTCCTAGCCTTAATGTTGTTTTTGTTACTCTCCAATTATTAATTATATTATCTGGTCTTTCCCATTTACCAGATTCATCGTGTACTAAAAGTTTTAATTTTTCCCCATCGTATGAGTTATCGCCTGTATTTTTCCAGTCGATTGTAGTGTCAAGCCCATCAATATCCGCTAATTGTTCACCCACTTCTATCTTGCGCCGAGTTAGTTTGGAGGCAGGCACTCGATAAGCAAGCTCTGTTTTGGGGCGATCCATACCGTCTTGAACGGGCTTGAAGAAGAAAGGGTAGTTAGTTGATATGGGAACAACTTTATCGGTAAACATTTTTTTGGCGTCAGCCCCAGTTTTTGATAAAATTCCAAATCTTGCGTCGCTTGATATTGTAGCTTGGTTAACAGTTTCGTTTGATGCCATGAAGCTAAATCCAGACCGTCTGTTTTTGAGATAGCATATTCCGTAACATCTACTATCTGCTTTACAGGCTTCCCAAAAAATGTAGAATAATCTATTTGATTCTCTAAACTCAGCGGCCCCAACGTCAATTTTAGTCCATTGCAAGTACATGTAATGAGTACCAGTAATGTAAGTTTCATTGCCGTTATTATAAAACGCAAACCCCTCTTCTCTATATTTAAATTCATTTTCTATATAATCGTACCATTGCTCTTTAAAATTGTCTGGATAATTATTCCAGTCAAAAACACTTTTAATTTTTTTTAATTGCTTAGGGTAATCAAATTTTTGCCAATATTGTTCAGCTTTTTTATTTGATCTTCTAAAGCATTTATGTATTAATGGTAGACCTATTTTTAAGCCTTGAATATCGTATACTTGTCCGAGTTCACCTGTTTTACTTATAATTATTAAATCGTGCTCTTTGTTATACCCGTATTCCCAGCTTTTTTGTTTGTTTTTTTTCTTTAATATATTAGGCTTTACATAATCAGGTATAACTGAATATAGTGTTTGCTTATACATTATTTTGATCTTGTTTCAGCAAAACCTCCAAAAGTTTTTTGATTAGTAGATTTATCTTCTAATAATTTTTCTTCAGTTTCTATTCTAGTAAGTATTTCAAATGCATCAAATATTGCTAGCTTTTTTGTAGCTGCTGCATTTTTTAATCTATCTGCCGATATATCATCTTCTGAATCTACAATAGCCTCTTTAGCTACTTTAATTAATTCCTCAACTGCTTTTTGCCCAGCTTGGATTATATTCAGTTTGGTTTTCTTTACGTTCATACTTAATAACAATATCATTAGATTTCATACAATATAATCGCTCATTATCTACGATAAACTCCCATTCGCTATTAGGAGTAAAGCCTATAACATCGCCTGGATTGATTTCAAGCGCTTTTAAGGAGCTATTGCCATATTTAAGTATACCAATATGCTTTTGCTCTTTTTCTAAGCTTGTATCGTCATTATTTAATAAAGGCTTAACAAAGCATCTATCCATAAATGACCGCCATTTATTATTTTTTTTATAAAGATATACTTGATCGGGTTGGCAAAAATAAAGATTGTTTTTAAAATATTTGCTGCTATTTTTTTCTTTACCTTTTATATCGTAGTATCTCCTAAATACATTGTGATGAATTATAATTTCATCATTTTTTTCAATAGGCGTATTATATGCTTTAGGAATAGCTATTACTTTTGCAAGCCTATTTATAAATTTAAAAGATTCTATATTACAATTTAAAATTAGCTCTTTATCGTTTACTTTAGTTGTATTGTTATATCTTTCTCCAATAGGCTTAACAATAAAATCATAAACACTATTCATATTCTAAATTATATTCTACCGATATAGCCATATTAGAATTAAACTTTTTCCACGGCAGCACTTCGTTGCTTTTTTTTATAAAAATATTATAAGAACTATCAGTATCGTCGAATATGATATAAGCTATTTTGTGTCCTCCATATACATCTTGGCCTACAGAGTAATGCATAGCATCATTTTTATAATCAGAGCCGATGCTGATTTTTCTTACAACGCTATCCATTTTACTTTTCTTTTTCTTCGGTGTTTTCTATTTCTTTATAAACGCCTGTTTCAAGATCAACGCTGATAGCACCATATTCTTTTTCTAATTCTTTTTTATAGGCTTCCATGTCTTGTTCAAGCCCAGCGTACTCATGTAGTAATACATGCTTTTGATTTTCAACAATCCCAATGTCTCTCAACTTGTTGGTCATTGTTACCTGCTGCTCTTTGATTTTAGCTAATTGCTCTTCGGTTATTTTTTTTTCTTTTGTACTCATTTGATTAAATTTAATTAAATTATTTTACTTTATCTTTTATTTTCTCAAAGGTTCTTAATCCACCAAGACCAAGCATACCTAATAAGACTGTCATTAAATGCTCCATTTGTAATGCCGGAGGAGCGTCGGTTGTTTTTGTTATCCAAATAAATAAATCTCTTATTACGAAGTTATATGCCAATGCTACTCCGCAAACCCATCCTATAAATGGACGCCAACCAGCAACAAATACTGTTCTATGGCCAGCTTCAATTTCATTTATTTTAGTTTGCAATTCTATTATTTCATTAGGGTCTAATTCTTTACCCTTGATTGCCTCTCTTATTTCCCACGCTAAGTTTCCGGCTACTGACTTTCTGCCATTGCCGCCTTTTAGTAGGCCTAATAATAACTTTATCATAATTTAAGCTTTGTCGTAAGCTTCTCTTTCCCAAGGAAGAGCTTTAGCACCCTCCTGCATTTGACTTCTAGAATATGTTTTACCTTTCCAGTAAACGTTGTTATCGTCGTAGTCTAAATCGCCCCTTTTAAATTGATCAATATGAACCATCTCATGATCAACTACTTTTTTAGTTTTAGACGGATCTAAGTTTTTATTTATTAATATAGTTCCATTATTGTTAGCTTTGCCTAATACATTATCACCTAAATCTACATTGTATATAGGGGTATTATCTAATTTGTAAGGCGGGTTATTAAGTTTAAAAGCCATTATTTATAAGGAAACATTTTGTTTAGTTTATCTTTGCGAGCAGAACAGCCGCAGGGGATATTTAAACCCTCTGCGACTCTATCTACTACACTTTTAATTCCAGTAACTTTGGTAACTTTTTCAATTGAATCACCAAGTCCTTTAGACTTCATATTAAGCTACTGTAATTGCTGTAATTTCTACTGAAGAATCTAGTTGCACATTTGCTACCACTCCTCCTGGATTGGCCGTAAGAGCACTATTAATCCCATTTGCAATATCTACTCCTTTAGCTGTATCAGTAAAAGTAATATAAGAGCTAGCGTCTTGAAAAAAGATAGTAGCTGCATCTGAATTAATTGCACTGTGTGTTCCTTTTTTTACTACTGCAATTTGATCTACTCCTATAAGCATATCTGCTGTGTAATTTAAACTAGATGCGAAGTTTGCTTTTTTAATTTTGATAAATTTTGCCATTTTGTTTTTGTTTTGTTATTGTTAATGTTTATGTTTTGCCAGGTTTATACAGTCCTATCTGTTTTCTTTAATTTTTTTACGTTGTGCTTGCCTACTAGCTTTTCTTTCAATACGCCCTTCTATTCTTGAGGCTCTATTTTCTAATCTTTTAGCCTTAGCTCTTGAGCGTTTAGCACTAGCCTGTTTTGAGGCTGTATCAGCGGATTTAGGCTTACTAGTATCAATGCTTCTTGCGGTTTGATTTGTTTTAGCTTTTGCAGAAGCTGCTTTAGCTTGAGTTTTAGCTAATCTTACTTGTTGTCTAGAAACGCCTGACTTAGCTTTGTCTTTTTTCTTAGTAGCCTTAATTTCTTTTCTAGTTTGAGGTCTGGAAGAACTGACTAAATCTATTTTTTTACTGGACTGTTTAACCATATTTTCTCCAACCTTTGGAGCCTTGGTCAAAGAAGAAAATCCTGAACTAGTTGATACCGTGCCTTTGTTTACTTTCTTTTTAACTACTTTTTTCTTAGTTTGGGTAGGTTTAGGTTTTGGGGTAACTGTAGAATTAGACTTTGTAACAGGATCAATTTTTACTTTAGGTTGTTCGGGGAAAGTTAAATTTGGTTTTTCTACTTTAGTAAATTTATCAAATGCTTTAGATTTACCTTTCCCTTGCATTTCATTTCTTTTACCCGCAACCACAGCCATTCGATCTTGGTAAGATAAATTACCTGGATTTTTAAATGGATCCGATTGATTAGCGTAATCGGTTCTTGCTTGTATATTTCTAGCGTTCCTATCAGCTTTTCCTTTAGCAACTAAATCTACAACTTCTAATTTTTTAGGATCTGGCTGATCTACCAGAGCCGGTGAGCCCTTCATAGAAATAGGGTTGTGTTTCATTTTAAATCCCATCTTAATAATCTTTTTTAGCGGATCTTCTCATATCCCCTTTATTACCACCATATTTTTGTTGGCTTGCAACTGAAGGCTTTCCTACTTGTTGGCCATATCCTTTATTCATGTTTTGCATAGGAGACATGTTTTTCATCATCATTCCTGTATTTACCCCCTCCGTTCCTTGACCTGCAATATCATCCATAGGATTATAAGTAAGATCTGCTTTAGCTTGACCCATCATTCCAACTGGGCTAGAATATCTTGGGTGATTACCACTATAAGTTCCTGAATGTCCTTTTCTATCGGCAATATTATTTTCTAAATAATGCATTCTAGCTTTTGAAGATAATTTTTTGTTATATGCTTCTTTAGCATCATAACGTTCATCTGATTTCATTCCCATAATTTCTGTGTTTTGGTTTGTGTTGTTATTGTTGTTGTTTAATTATTAGCAATTCCATTTTTTTAAAGCTAAGGCTTTCCTAGTGGGTTTACCATTAGGCTTTTTCATTGGGCCTTTTACACCCTTCATTCTCGCACAAAAAGATTTACGACGTTTCCAGGCCTTACTACCTTTTTTTAATTCGGAAGGCGGCGTGGTCACAGCGGTTTGAAGGTTACTACCGGGATTTTCTTTTTTATAAGATTGAACTCCTTTTTTGTTTAATCCTCCTGTAGGATCTTGACCTTCTTTACGAGTCCAGGCTGCGGTTTTCTTTAAGAAGGGCGATGAGTTCTGTATATATGCCATTATTTTATGAGTTTAAACCATTTTGCAACAGTATAGCCTATGGTTACCACTAAAAGTATTATTTTAAGCCATACTTCTATTTCCATCATAGTTACTACACCAACTAATCCGTTAATAGCTAGTAACTTTATATCTCCAATATCCATTATTATTCTCCCCTTGCTGCTTTGGCAATTTGAGTAATAGCACCTGATTTATAAAAGGTTGGAGCTTTTTTAATTTCCATACCAGTAATGCCTGCGCTACTTCCGCTTCCCATTGGAAAACCACTTGTGTCTAATGGTCCATCCCATACATGAGATTCACCAACCTGGCCTTTAAGCTGAGGATTTGAAATAATTGCTTTACTTTTGTCCATAATTATCTATACTTATCTTTATTAATATTATCTATTGAAACCTTTAAAACTTTATTCGTGTAGGTTTCGCCTTTCATTATTACATTTCTGCGTTCGCTTATTGGAATATCTTCTTCGCCTAGCATTATTTTATATATACGATTTATAAGTTGCTTACATTTAAATGATGTTTTATATATATTGTACTTTTGGGTTGTATGATTTCTTTTGCGCCATACAATTATCCAACCTTCCTTTAATAGTGTATTCCATCTTCTATTATTCCAGCTATATGAGTAAGCACCCATTTTAAAATCTATTTTTGTAAATAGATCAACACAATCTAAATATATTAAAAGTTCTAAGTCGGCATCGGTCATACCATTGTTTTTTGCCGCCCACTTTCTTATAATTCTATAATGCTTAAGCAAGTTAAGATCTTTTAAATCTCTTGCTTCTAATCTTTTCATAAAACAATAACAACGTCTTGGAGCTTAATTACCTGAAAAACTTCTTTATTTATTTCAACCCCATGCCCCGCATGCTTATCATAATAAATATTATCGTTTTCTTTGACCCCAACCACTTCAGACCCTGTAGATATTACTTTAGCTTTATTATATCTTAAATCTTCTCTTTGATTTTCAGTTAATAATAAACCTCCTTTAGTTTCTGAAGTACCTTGCTTTTCTTTTTTAATTATTAAATTTCTACCTATTGCCCTCATTAATACGTAAATTATTAATTATACAATCAGTAGATAATATTGTAGTTGCAACTGAAGCCGCATTTTTTAATGCTGTTTTAGTTACAAGCAACGGGTCTATAATGCCGGATTTTATCATATTACAAGATTTTCCACTAATAACATTTAATCCCCAACCCGGTTTATCGTTCCATATTATATTTAAATTAGCGTTTTCTAATATAGTATTAAATGGTTGTTCTATTGCATCTAATAATATTTGTTCCGCATCATCTTTTGCTTTAACATATTTGGCGGCATTTAATAATGCAACCCCGCCGCCTGGCACAATGCCTTCTTTAATAGCAGCTTTAGTAGCACAAATAGCATCTTCTACCCTATCTGCTTTTTCTTTTAATTCAATATCAGAGTCCGCCCCAACTTTAACTGTAGCAATTTTAGCCGATAGTCTAGCTAACCTTTTTTCTAGTCTTATAGTTTCAGCAGCAGCGTTTTTACCCGCTAAATCTTTTTTAATTTTTTTAATTACTTTTTCAACCTCTTCTGTAATACTTTCAACTTTTATAATTGTTTCAGTATCATTAGTTACAGACTTTAAGCATTTGCCTAAATGCTCAGGCTGAATTAAGTCCATATCATCGCCTAAATCTTCATTTATAATAGTAGCACCAGTTAGTAAAGACAAATCACTTAACATATCTTTTTTAGCTATTCCATATGTAGGTGCATTAATTACATTAATTTTTACATTACCTTTAACTTTATTCATTGCTAGTGTAGCTATTACTTTAGGATCTAAATCAGCTATAATAAGCAAAGGTTTACTTTTCTTTATAATATATTCTAGTACAGATTGTATTTTACGTATATTTTCTACAGGAGATTCAATTAATAACACATATGGATTATTTAATGTAGCAGCTTTAGAATCCTGTTCGGTAATAAAATGCGAATTTGTTAATCCTTTTTCGTATTGTAATCCATCAATTAATTCAGAAGTTGTTTCAGACAGTTCTGTTGTTTCCATCATAACTACCCCGGTTTCATCAACCGATCTAAAAGCATCTGCGATAGTCGTGCCTAGCTTTATATCATTATTGGTGGATATACTAGCCACTTGGTCAATCATATCGCCAGTGACTTCCGTAGAGCTTTTTTCTAAATACTTTACAACTTTTTGTACTGCACTGTCAATACCCTCTTTTAGGTTTCTTGCGCCTAATTCTTTTAATTTAGGGTATGCTTCATTTAAAATTGAGTGCGCTAGCACTGTAGCCGTTGTCGTTCCGTCGCCAGCTTCTCTTACAGTTTTCCTAGCAGCTTCCTTTAAAAGCGTAGCACCCATATTTTCAATAGGGTCCAATAGTATAATTGAATCTGCAACAGTTACTCCATCTTTTGTAATAACAGGTTTTCCTGCACCGTCTTCTAATATCACACGTTTACCGCTAGCTCCGAGAGTGGAACTAACGGCTTTTGTGAGTTTGTTTATACCTTCAAATAGTTTATCCTTAGCTTCGTGACCAAAGCTGAGGTTCTTGACAATTGCGTCCGACATGATTTAATTAAATTTAATTTAAGTATTTTATTTAAAAGGTTTTTACAACAACTGGACCTTCGGAAAGTTTTAATTTTTTAGTGTAATGTTCAATTGAAGATTCAATTGCTTTTTCAGCTCCTTCAATTGTTTCACGTCTTGTAATTCCGTTCCAGTTTTCGTTGAAATCAATCCATTCAGCTTGGTAATAGCCGTTTGGAAGTTGAGTTATTCGCCAATTTTTTTTCTTTGAATAACGCTTCCAAATTTTCTTGGTTTCTTCGGATACTTGTGGTTGACTAGACCACGATTGAGTCTGGTAAAATAGTGTCATTGGTATTGGTTTAAAATTAGTTAGGTTTATAGTTTATTATTACTTGTAATTACTCACCTTTACAAGAACAGCTGTCTTCACCGCAGGTGCATTTTTTTTGTGACGATAGTTGCCTATATGCTCCAGCTCTGTCATCATAGTCTAATGCTGCTTTTAATATAATCTTGTCCATTACATCGTCTTGATTTTTTAGCATTTCTTTCTGAAGGTTAATAACCATAGATTCTAAATCATCTTTTGCTTTAGTTAAATAATCTATCTGTAATTGCTTTTTTTCTACATCACCTTTTAATGCGTTTACATCATCGGGCTTAGCGCCAGTTATAGTACTAATAACAACGCCAATTGAAGCAGAAATAGTTCCAATAAGCATCATTACAACTTCTTTGTTTGTTTCTAATACTGGAAACATTACAAGCCATACTACTATTCCTATAATTAATAAGAATACAAATAAACTTCCAATATAATGTCTTATTTCGCGAGCTATGCCGTTTCTTGGTAATTTCATCATTTAATTTTAGCTATTTTTTTATGTTTAGTAACCTCTTTTAAAAAATTTACCTTTTTTAGGTCTCAATGTGTCTCTAGGAACATTCTTACCTACATTATAATTACTAACTGTTTTCTTTTTACCGCTAGAAATAAACTCTTTTTCGTCTAAAGTGGTCATATATTGGCCTTTTTTATCCTCCTGTATCTCACTTATGTTTTCTACATTAAGACCAGCACCTGGTTTATCGCTATATTCATTTTTATTAGTAGTTGAATACACCTGTTCTTCGTGGTCGGTCTCGTCTATTAAGTCTCCTTTTTTATATTTATCGCCCGGGTCGCTTAGTTTTTTTAATAGACTATAGTTTTTTGTGATCGGGGAGCTTCCGGGTGCGCCTAAATTTTGTGGCCCTATACCTTTTCTCATAGTTTCATTTTTTTATTTTAAGTTTATGCAAATGCCATATATAAATAAATATTGTTTAATGCATTTCTTGATGCATTAGTATCTTTTAGCTGAAAACTAGTACTTAAAAAATCAACACCCTCTAAGCCATAAAGAGTTAATAAATCTAGCTCAGCAGCAGGGTCTTGCGCTTGCAGTAAATTATACCTTGAGTTAGTTGGGTTTCTTGCTGAATCAAATATACACCAAGCAGTTGCAGTAGTAGTGTTTTTAATCATTATCCAAGAAGGTTCAAATCCCGTTGTAACAATTGGCCCCGTTGCGTTGCCATTCCCTGTATAACTCCCTATCTTACTATATCCTGCAACTGAATGCCAACAGTAGGCGATAAAATTCTCATTTGGTTGGTTCATTTCTTTTCTTTGACTACCTACTGTAAATGTATCTGCCCCTCTATTAGTTATCCAATTATATCCAGATGAAGATGGGTCTTCTATATCTCTATTTAGATTTAAGTAATAGTTTATATTTTCACCTGCTACCAACCAATTTGCAGTACTATCATCTCTATTTTTTATAAATATAAGCTCAGGGGGTGAAGATAGTCCGTGACCTATAGTCTGATTTGTTGATGAATTACCTGTATAAGAAACAATACTAAATCCAGAATCTT